TGATAATTTTTTGTGGTTCATCAAAACCTGCCATAGTTCCATAGACTCTTGTAGTCTTATAGTTTTTATTTATATCTGTTCCAGGTGTGTAGTTTTCTGAAAAAGCTGCTCCACGAATATAACCTGATAATGGTTTTCTTGTTTTGTTAAATAAAAGTTCATCTAATTCTAATCTTTTGTAATCAACTTCTTCTAATGCTTTTGAAAGAACAGATTGATATTCTCTAACCATAAGTGATACACCGCTTTGAAGTTCTTCTAATCCTCTACCTGTAACAAAAGAGTTAGGAGATATAGCATCATCTTGAACTGGATATCCTGCAACAACACGTAAATGTCTTTCTATTCTTCCTACTTGTTCAAATAACTGATAAGGAAGATTGTTTACTGGTTTTACAACTTGTGAACCAGGAGTCAAATAGTTTACTGCAAATCTACCTTTTCTATATTGTCCTGATTCTATTTCTCCTACAACGTTTGTCTCTGTAAACACTGCATCTTCCATAGCTATAACAGACATAATATTTATTTTTGCCATTGCAGCCATCAAACCTATTGTTTGGTCAAATTGTCCTTGGAGTTGGTCAAATGAATATCTTTTAGCTACAACAAAAGCAGGTCCTGATTTCAGTGGATTTGGAACAAAATCTACAATCTTACCTGAACCTATATGTACAATGTATGTACCTTCAAGATTCATGTATTCAATAATGTTCCCACCTGAATCATTTGAGTTTTCCCATGAACCATCTTCATAATCTTGGTATGCATAAGTTGTATATGCTTTTATAGATTCTTTGCTTTTATTAGCCTCAGGGTCATCGTAGTATGCTTTTAGTTCAGGATACAATGTAACTAATTCATTTACAGGAACTTTACGTACTGTAACAAGTTCTTCAGGCATTTGATTTGCACCATAGTATCCTGGGTAACAATCATAAGGGTCTCTAAGTTCTGCACATGGATATGTATTTCCGTCAGCATCTTGTTTTGTTGTAATAATAAATACTGCAAAACCATAACCAGGTAACCATCTTGCTACTTGTGGTAATTGTCCTTTAAGATTTTGCATTGAATCAAAAGAAGTAATAATTCTTTCAAGTTTTTCTTTCTTTCTTTTAGACCTTTCTGAATCTCTTGGATTTGTTAAATCAACTCTAAGATTAGGAACACGACCTAATTTTTGTGCCAGTCTATCTAAACCTGACATAAGTAAGTTTGGAGCAGGTAATAAAGATTCGTCCATCATTTCTAATGATGTTCCTAACAAAGCACGTATTCCGTCAGCTCCACCATTCATAATTGACCTAAATCTAGCTCTATCTACAAGAGCGTTTTTATGCATGTTGCGTAGTGTTACGGCTCTATCTACTATATCGTTTACTAACATTTATCTCCAAGGGACATCGTTCCAGGATGTCACGTCAAACCCATCAAAAGATGGTTTATATTCTACCATCATATCATCAAAACGAGCAGTTTGTAACCTTCTAATAACTTTCATAGGAAACCAAGATGCCATGACAATATCTGATTTATATGCTCTTCCTTTGCTTGCAAAGAATGTAAGTTGCTTTCTGTACAAATCTGACTTCACTTTTGCATTTATAGACTTGTATGGCAATATAATTCTTTGGTCTTCAAACAAACTTGTCATAGCTGTAACACCAAACTTAGAATCCCATTTATTTTTAGATTGTGTTTGATGTCCTTCATGTATGATTCCATTAGTTGCACAATATTGTTTTAGTTCTGTATCTTGTCTGATAGCTCTTTGAAATGCATTTTCTTCTATAACCCAGTGATAACAGCCATACATCTCATTCCATTCTTTAATTATACGTAATGCCTCTTTGATACCCCCACCTTTGTTGTTTTCTAAATCAATCATTTGCATCTTGATTGTTTCTGTATCATAGATTGCCCATAAGAAAGCAGCTTGATAACCTGTAGCAGCAGGGTCTAATCCTGCAACTAAGTATGCAGATTCTGTTAGTTCACCAATATCAAGTGATGTGTCATAACATTTTTGTATTGATTCAGGATTAAATATAGATTGACCTTTTGGCATTGCTCTATTGAGATACACCATTTCATAAACATGTACACCACCTGTAGTTGCAGATGCTTCTTTTTGTTGATATAACCATTTGTAGTCACGTTTTTCATTCCATAACATACAATCTTCATGTAATTCAAAATTATCAGGGTCTTCAACACAACTATCAGAATGTGCTTGTTCTACTATATTCTCCCATGCATTGTTGTCTAACAAAGAATTATATAAATCATCTGCATGTTGTCTTGAACCAATAACTACAACTGATGTATGTGACTCAACTCGTGATGATAATGTTGTTGTCCACCACCTTTTAGTAGCTGCTCTACCTGATGGTTGTGCTGTAGAACCAAAGTCTTCAATGTCATCTGCAATAATCAAATCACAGTCTCTTGATAAAATTTTGCCGCCTTTACCTACAGCGACCATTGTGGGTGATTTTATACCTGTAACTGTCCTTGTAGATACAGAAAATGCAGTTTGTGACCAGTTTTTACCTGACCTACTCTTTGGTCTAAAGGTTACTCCAGGTCCACAAAAATCTTCTATTAGTTGTTGATTACTGTCTAAATGTTCAAGAACTGAACCAACAGCATTTTTCGCAATATCTTCGTTTCCTCCAACCCACATTATCCTTACATTTGGATTTTTACATATCTGCCATATAGCAAAATGTATAAGTAGTTCTGTCTTGCCATGACGTGGAGGACTAAGAATCATAAGGTTTCCACCTTCGTCTATGTTCTTTTGTATAGACATGACCCATTTATCTTGAAAATCAGGTGTTTCATACTTGACACCTTGTTCTGTTTTAAAATATCTATCTCTAAACTTTTTGAAACTCTTTAGAGACTTTATAGCTTCTTTAGGTGTTGTCCAGTCTTCTCTTCTTGTTTTTGTTTCTTCGTCTTCAATATATGCTGAATACATACGAGATACTTGTGCAGAACTAATTTTGAATATATCTGCTACTTCTTTTGCTGTAATATCACCTAAAAGCATTTCTCCTGCATAACCTTCTTCAACAAACTTATCAAAGTATGCACCTTTTCTTGAGGTTGAGTTTTGTATTATCTTGTTTGGTTTGATATCAACATTTTCTTTGCCATGCATAGCAATTTGATTTTGTACATATCTTTTGTGCTTATCTGAACAATATCTTCTTTGTCTACCTTTGAGAATAGTTTTGCATGTAGGATGTACACAAACTAAATTTTTTTCTACCACTTTACTCTGTTTGCCCAGTAAGCAGCAGACATTTTACCTTTTGCAATATTTTTTCTGTGTCTAGCCTGAAAAGATTTTCTTTTGGCTTTTGACTTAGGGTCTTGTTTCTTACCTGCAGTCTTTGCACCTTGTTGTCCAAATCTAATTAATTTAAGATTATGTCCTTCTTGTGCCAAAACTATGTGTGATTTTGTAGGATGCTTTGGAGTTCTCTTTGGTTTGTTTACTCCTGATAAATTATGTTTCTTTAATAAATTTTTTTTTCTTGCTGTGTTGTGTGGCATACTATCTCTTTTCTACAACTTTCCATCCAACATAATTAACAAGCACTATTATTCCTATAACAAAAAATGTATCCATCATTTTTTTATTTTCTTAATCTTTCCGTTCTTTGTTCTTGCAAACTTATGTGTCTTTGTTTCTCTTATAAGAGTTCCATAGTATCGTTTACCACCAAACATCCAACTAACTTGTTTAGCCATTATTGTTTTGGTTTACGACTACTAGTAGCACGTAACTTCTTAAAGTCTGCTCCAGTAATTTTATCAAAAGGTGGTGCAACTGCTGCTATCTTTTTTTGAGCTGCTGAATATTCTCCATTTCCCTTTGGCATTATTTACCTACTTTCTTCTGTGCGTTCACATGAGCTTTGTTAAAACTTGCTCCTCTTCTCATACTATTATACATATACTGTATGTGTTTTTTAGTATGATGTTTAGAATGTTTCTTCATAGCATTTTGCTGTGATTTAGTAAGTTTTGAAATATCAACGCCTTTAACTTTCATCGTTTCTTCTTTCTCTTCTTAGTAGCCCTAGATTTCTGAACAGCCTTTAAATCTATATATCTACCTTCCTTATATGCCTTAGCTGTACGTTTTATCTCGGCAGCAACTTTAGATTTAGGATTCTTTTTGTTCTGTAGATATTTAGCAGGTACACCTTTCTCATATCTGACTTTTCTTCTACTTCTTCTTTTTTGCACGACTTCCTCGTTTTATGTCATTATCTTGAGAATGACCACCCCTAATAAAACTATTAACTCTCCCCATAGCCCAAGCAGCCATGGAAGCTGACCTAGAACCTGATGATAAATATGCTCCCTGTCCACGTCTATATACTCTTGCAAGTTGTCCATATGTATATTTTGAATTAGCAGCTTTCTTACGTAAGGTTGCCTGAGTCTTTGCACTCAAAGGCTTTCTTTTTGGTTTACTCTTTTTCTTTGCCACTATTCCTCCTCCTTTAATGAATTTTTTAAATTGACCATTAGTTGCATGTTTTCATTATAGTCAGCAACAAATTTTTCTATCAACGCATCAATCTTAGAAACGTTATGTTTCTTGTTAATTAATGGTGAGCCACATGCTTCAGACATTTCTATAGCCCATGCTTTTAAATCTTCAGGTTTCTTAAAAATGTTTGGTTGATTCTTTATGGACACGTCCACCTCCTCATAATGTCTTTTGACATAACTCAAGTTACATCCTTTTCTTTTTTTTCTTCATGCTTTTTTTCATTCCGTAATGTTTTGGCATTAAGTCTCCCTCCGTATCTCTTGTTGTACTCTGTACAACCAAGATTACCACAGAATCTGTATCCACCTTTTATTTTAAATGGATTATGACATGACTTGCATGCCGTCACTTTTCTCATGTATTTTTATTCTACATGGTTATTGCTTCCGTATTTACAATTACAAATACTTACATTTGTGTATCCGTTACTATGTAAAAAACTTCTACAATTATAATTTTTAGATAAATCTAATTCATCATCTAAATCATCTAATAATACTTCATCTGTATACATCAATCATCTCCTGGAAAGTTTGGATTGCCTCTGTACTCTTCAATACTTTTTCCGTATAAATCTAACATAGTAAGATAAACTTTTTCTGATACTATCAAACCTTTTTTGATAAACCATTTGTAAGGTGCAGTAAAAATTTTATTTTCTAATTGTTTAAGTTTCTGCCACATCTTCTAATACCTTATCTACTAGATTCATGTTTACAAATATTTCATGTACGAGCGTAGTGTCAAGCATATCACGTATGGGTACCAGGAGAGAACGCGAAAAAAATTTTTTGTTTTCTGTCTTGACTTTCTTGTATTTATCACTCATCAACCAGTCAACAATATAAGGATTTAATTTATCAGGTTCCCAGTAATAAATTACATTTGTTGGGTGTTGCCAGTAGAACATATAGTCAGGATATGTTTTCATCTGACATCCTATAGTTTTGAATCCTGTACGGTATTCAATCATATACTCAAGTGCAAAGTTGTTTGTATCTTTCATCTGTGTATCTGTCTTTACTTCTACATACTTGTAATTTAATTCATTGTTCATTACAAAAAGGTCTGCACCTTTTATCTGTTCTTCTAGTTTTGTTTCTCTAGTGATGTAGATACGTTTATCGTCAGCAGTTCGTTGAGCATTGTAATATGCTCTAATTAAATTTTCTCCTAGTTTCCCTACGTTGTAATCTGTATGGAAATCATGTATAGTTCCCATTAGATGAAATAATAACCACATTATTTTTATACTTGTGTTATTCTTTAATCAACAAACACAATGTTGAGATTGGTTACAGGTAAAGCGGGTATCGGGCGCACGAAAGCTGCTTACTATCGAGAGATAGGATAGGGATTACCTCAAGAGCAGTACCCGAGGACCACATCATCAATTTTGTAAAGCCGACCACTATATATGCCCGCGCGCGCACGAAAGAACATAAACAACATCGCCAATAAAGAAAAGAGATTTTTTAACATAAATACTAGCCACTATATCTAGTATATGATAAAATACTACTAGAGCTAGTATGTCTCAACAGTAACACTATATATAGTAGACAACTATATTTAAACCCTAATGTAACCTGTAGCTAGCTCTATTTATACAAGAATTACCATTAATATTCCTAGTACTTACAGTACATATACACGGTGTGCCACATTAAACCTAGGTCATGCGCACGTGACTATGTAACATCACCGTATACACAATATATAGTATGTATTAGTATAGTTATGCACACATATGAGCGTTACCACACATATACGTAATACAGGTATTTATTTTATTTACAAACACACCCCCCTGTATTTACATCACAAACTTCTATACAATCTACACTATTCATTACATCAAGACTTAAGAACTTATACCAAAATATTTCGTCACTACGCTCCACGTATTCGCTAGGCTCCTCAATATATTTATATTCGTTCTAATAGATATATCTTTACAGATATATATCTACCGTCTTTCAGTAATTCATAGATATAATTTATTATTCAGTCGTGCCGACTAGGTACAAGCCTAGTCGCTCTTTCCGTGCCGAACGAGTACGCACTATTCATCGAATAAATTATCTATGTAGAAATACATAATATAAATACATATCTCTACTAGAGTACGAGATATGTACAAGCGTACATACATGAATGAAAGGTGGTATACAATGCCAAAGTATCCAACAGGTACATACATACCTGAGACTCCAGTAGGGACAAGAAGTCCACTTACAAAAGTAAAAGGACTAGAACACTGTTCTATTCAAACCTACATGAGACAAACTAAAAATGCAGATGGTGTCTACAAGAGACGTTACAACGTCTACTTGATAGATACAGAGCAAAACAAAGCTACTCCTCTCTACGAGTGGGACGCTATGTGGCGCAGTGCAACACCCGATGTAATCAAGAATCTCATCTTGCAGAGACAAGAGGAGCTAAAGGTTACTAGCTCGGGAAAAGTCAAAGGCTCTCTGACTTCAAAGAAA